CGCCCAGTGGCTGTGAGGGTATAGACTCCCAGCCCCAGCTGTCGGGTCACCTCTGCCGTGACCTCTACCACCAGCTTCTTGTCCTCAATGGTGTGCGGTACGGGAATGCACCCAGCTCCGCTCTCGCTCGACACCTTTACACTCAGCTCCTCCAGCTCGGCAGGGTCAAGGACTTCGCCCGTAGGCTGTTTGACCAGCTCCACGGGAATACGCTTGTCCGTGCCACGTTGCACCAGCTGGAGCGTCTTGCCTTGCTCGCTCTTACTTCCAAATGGTCGCATATATCGTTTGTTGTCGGGGTGGTTAGATGCAGGACGGGAGGCCCCCCCTCTACCGCCCGCCCTGCTGTGTTAGTTAAGTCGGGTAAAGTTCTTGCCGTCGTTAGTCGTCATCGCTTCCTGCTTCGGCATTTCGCCGAGCGGGGGAATAGCTACGTGTACCCAAACGCTCTGCCCCTTGCGCTCGTAGATGACCTGCTGGTAGCCTCCACGCTTGCGGATGAGGTCGAACAGCTCCCGCAGTCGCTCTGGGCTCTTCGCTGGCACGATGTCAGCGGCCTGACCTGCAAGGTGCTGGCTCTTCTTCACGCCACCGACGGCGTGGTTTACGTCCCAACTACGGAAGCCAGAGGTCACCTTGATAGGCTCTCCGAACTCCTCTCGGATGCCGTCGAGGTAGTCCATCAGTCGCAGGAGGTCTCGCTTCTGTGTGGCGTTGGGGGTGTTGTCATATCCGAGGCGCGCGGCCGCTTGGCTTCTCGTCAGCTCCTCGAGGGTGAAATACTTGCTCATAGTCGTTTCGGTATTATTCTTCTCCTTCTTCTCTCTTTACTCGTTCAACAAAGATCTCTCGGATCTCTTCGACGTCCTTGTTTCGTATTGCATTAGCTCCCTTCACGAAGCGTCGCATACTCTTCTCCATGCTCTGCGTGACGTTTTTAGGACTATTCTCCCAAATACTCGTGAACTCCGTATGTACGATAAGTAGCGTCACCAACATTGATACGTATGGGAGCTCATGCATGTGAGCATACGACCACGCATCAGACATAAGCAGAATTCCATCGACAATGCCTGCAAGAGCCACACAGAAGTAGTACAGCACAAGTCTGATGACGAATGAAGCGTAGCCCTTGCTTGACGCTCCGTTACCGAACTTCTTGGCTAACTTCTTTGGGTCTCCCTCCAGCTTTCCCTCGCTTACTATGATGCGAGCCTGCTTTTCGTCAAAGCGTTTGTCTCGCATAAGCGCAGAAGCGAGGTCAAGGAAGCGGGCGATAGTCACACTCACATAGCAGAAGATACCGATTACCGCTGCGTGCGTTATCTCCGTCTTGGAGAAGGCGTCAGGGTCGAAGAAGTCAATAAAACTCATAGTCTTTGGTTTTGGTTGGTTATCGTGTTTTATGTCGAGCAGCTACACTACTTAGCTGCAGAATATCCTTTGCACGGATCTTGCCCTCTACCTCCACTCGGATAGATGCTGCGGAGGTCAAGTGGTTGGCAAGTCTCCCCTGCTGTGCCTTGTTAAGTATCAATTCGCCAGGATTGACTCGAGCGAGGACTCGGTCGCCCGAGCCATCACCGCCTGGCACGATACCACCATTGGCGAACTTCGGTATCTTCTTTGCCGAAGATGAAATGAGGGCTATCAGACCACCCACGGCTACCGCAGCTAGAGCCACACCGACAAACGGGATGCCCGCATGAGCCTTGGCCGCCTTGGCCGCTGTCCCGACAGTATCAGCGGTGGTCTCTGCCTGCGTAGACGCTATTCTGGTCGTAGTCAGACCGACTTCCGTAGTTGTTGACGAGGCTTCGGTTGCAGTCACCATTGTCCTCATCACCATCTGCTCCTGCATCAAAGCCTTTTCCGCTGCAGCTGCTACTTGTCGGGCCTGCGTAAGCCCCTCTATCATCTTCACAAGAGAGAGGATAGTGTCGATACCCTGCGTTGCAGAGTCAAACACCGCAAAGAAGCGCTCCCACGCTGAGGCCTGCGCATCGGGGTCGAACGCCTTTTGCAACTCGCTGAATGCGCTCTTGAGGTGGCGAGCGCTCTGTGCCACGGACTTCAAGCCCGAAAACGACTGATCTTTGACCGCCTCTCGGTACTTCTTCAAGTCGGACTGAATAGTCGCCACCTTGATAGCTTGGTCGAGCGTCTTGGTCTCCTTCTGTGCCTGCTTGAGAGCCTCCGCAACATCCAGCCCAGCCTTTTCAGCCTCCTGCAACTGGCGAACGTAGTCCTCCATAAGCTGCTTCTCCTCACCAAGCTTCGTAGCTTCGTCCTTTTTGTAGTCGTAGCTCGTATCTCGTACACCCTTTACTGGGGTGGCAGCCTTAGCGATAGCGGAGAGGTCGTTTGAGAGCTTTTCGCCCAGCGCCTTTTTGAGGTTCTCCTGCCCCTCGGTGGTCGTGGCAGTCTGATTGGCTCGCTCACGTGTAGATGATATGAGCTTAGCGAGAGCTTCTGCGTACTCATTCTCCTTGAGCCTGCCCTCCTCACGTGCTTTCTCCAGCTTCTTCGCTTCGTCAGCGTAGTTGCGTTGTAGGCTTGCAATATCGGAAACAGCGTCTATCTCGCTCATCTTAGCCTTGACATACTTGTCGTCTACATCAAGCTCTCCGTTCTTTTTGATAAGGGCGTTCAGCTCGGCCTTCGCACGCTCCGCCTTAGCTCTGCGCAGATCATCCTCCGTAGCAAGACCGTATTTCACCTGCGCTGTGATTAGCTTGAGTTCCGCTGCACTTCTCGCCTTCTCCTCAATTACCTCCCTTTCTACAAGCAGATGCGTCTGCAGGCTCTGATACTGCTGGTCGTTGAGAGCCTTCTCCCCAAGGAGTGATGCGAGCTTCTCCCGATACTGAGTGGCAACCTTGTCAAGTGCAAGGCGATACTCCTCTTCGGAGATAATGCCTGCTGCACGCTGGTTGTGCAGTTCGTTGAGCTCCTTGGCGGCCGCCTCTCTTGTGCGCTGCAGTTCGCTCTTCTTCTTGCTCTTCTTTGAGTCATCATCGGATGAGCTTGACACGCCACCTCCACCAGCAAAGCTCCCGCCAATAGACTTCACCTCGCCTTGGGTTTCGCCCTCAATCTTGATGCGCTTGACGTGAAGCTCCTCAATTTTAGCATCTGCGTCAAGGGCTACTCTCGCATTTTGCTCCGCTCCGTAGAGGTCGCTATATGTATATCCCGACTTTCGGATATAGTCGAATAAGGCAATGACATCCTTTGACGGAGCAGATCCGTTTGAAGATATATAGGCGTTCTTCAAGTGAATGGTAGCGAATGCAGAGCCACTCTCATGCCCAACCTCACCGCTTTTTGCGAGAGCCTTTGTGGCCTTTTGCAACTCATCGGCTGATATGGGCTTCCCTCCGCTTTTGAGGTACGAAGAGTACAAGTCCTGAATTGGCTTTCTCGACTCTTTGGAGATGTCGCTATAAAAGTCAATCTCTCTATCGAGTTGCTTTAGCTGCAGTATCTTCCCTACGACAGTCTTGATTCGGTCGTACTTCCCTGCAATTCGGTCAAGCGAGCCCTCCTGCAAGCCCAGGGACTTCTCCAACTGGTGCTGCACCGTCTTCTGCTCCTCGAGCTTCCCATCTAAGCTCTGGTACAGATTAAATAGGCGTAAAATCTGCACCTCCTCGTCGCTTCGAGTAGACTTGATTTCTCTCTGCTTAGCGAGGTACTCGTTCTGTAGCCCATTAATCTCCTTCTGCTTACGATACCAGTCTGCAAGGGCGGTCACGATAGCCGTGATGCCTGCAATAATCGCCATAGGCGCAATCGTGGCCATAAGTCCACGGATAGTCGCCAGCGTGGAAGCCCAAGCGAGTTTTACTGTGGTCGTGGCCCTTGCCCATAGTGACACCGTGGTGGATGCCGCCTTGGTTTGCTCTGCGACAATCTCGCTTGCAGGACGGAACGAGAGGTTGCCTGCATTGCTGATAGCTCGCTGAGTGTTAAGCACGCCAGCCACCGATGCAGAGGACGAGGGGAGATTAGTTGCTCTCCCTCCGATATTGTAGTGAGCCTTATCCGCAGAGGCCTGCAGAGCGGCAAGGCGCTTGATGCGCGCTTCCTCATTCTTCGCGCGGGCTTCTGCGAGGAGTTCGCGTCTGTTGTGGTTAGCCTTGTTCAGTGCGTCACCAGTGGCGGCGAGCGCACGGGCGTTCTGTTCCAGCTTCCCAGCTAAGCGCGCTTCTTCACGCTCTCGCTTCGTAATATTCGCAAGTTGCAGGCGTGACTGGTCTGCAATAGCCTTGTCGTACTCCCGCTGGCTCTTAGAGACTATCGTAGCCTGCTCTCTCTGCAGGTCACGGATAGCCTTCTGCTCCTCGGAGGTATATCGATCAGCCTTATTGAGGGCAGAAGTAGCCGCCTTTACATCCTTTGGTGCTGTAGCTGCCTCCAGCGCACGCTTGGCAGCGGCCACTCGCTCATCCTTGGCTCGCTCTATCTGCTCCTGCTTGGCGATAATCTTAGCGGCTGCCTCATCATTGGCACGCTGGAGGGCGAGCTTAGCATTGGCAACTCTCTGCGCTGCCTCCTCTTCGCTTCTCTGCAGCCCACGGAGTAGAGCCTGATGCTCGTTCAGCAGGGTGCGCTTCTCCGTCTGTGCGTTGGAAAAGTTGTCTACCGCCTTTTGGAAGCGCACATCGCCAGTGTATTTGGCTACCTCCAGTCGTCTCTGCTCCTTCTCTGTTATAGAGCCAGCCGACTGCACAGCAGCCTCTGCACGCTGGAGCTGTTGCTGGGCTTCTGCGAGGGCCTTCTGCGCTTCCAGCTTAGCCCGCTTCGCTGACTCCTTGGCGGCCGCCTCGTCAGCTATGGCCTGCGCCTGCGATGCCTTGATAACTGCCCCTGCTTGGCTCCATGTTGCAGAGAACTTTCCCCACAAACGCGCACCGAGCAAGCCACCCGCCCAAATGTATAGGTTCGAGAGGTGCGTGCGCAGGTAGTCCAGCAGGTCCTTTACCTTTTCGACAAGGGCCTTGAAGTTGTCGTACACTCGCAGGGAGTCTGCAAGATTGGTAAAGGAGTTTTTGAGACGACCAAGAGAACTCTCGAGGTTATCAGTGCTGGTGTTCCCAGAGAGCTTCGCCAGCTCATCGGAGAACTTACCCATAATCTCGGCACTTCGGAGCTTACCCTCCTTGAGGAGCTTGTCCAGCTGTGACATCGACACGCCCGCAGCGTTCGCCATGGCCTGCATAGCCACGGGCATACGCTCACCAAGCTGGCGACGGAGTTCTTCGCTGGAGATCTTCCCCTTACTCATCATCTGAGTAATAGCCATCATCGTAAGAGCCGCCTCTCCGCCAGAGATACCGAACGAAGCCATAGCCTTACTGATATTGGAGAAGATGCGTTCCTGCTCCGCCATAGCGATGCCAGCGGGGGTTGCAGCCGCCTTGAACTTAGCGAACGCCTCTGTTGTCCCGATGAGGTCTGTACCGTACTTATCCGTAAGCTCTGCGAGGAACTTCAAGCTACGGGCATACTCGCGGGTATCCGTGCTGATATTGCGAAGCACAACACGCGCACGGCCTGCCTCTCGAGCCGTATTGACAAGAGAGGAGATAAAGCTACTGATAGAGGTGACGCCTGCGCCCAACGCACCAGCCATTGCAAGGGCTTGGAACTGGATGCCACGGAGCGAAGCCTTGGCGCTCTCGGCTTGCTGCTTGAACTTATCCGCAAGCAGCTCTAATCGTACGGAAAATGAAAGATTATTAGCCATAGGCTGGTAGGCTGAATGTGTGTATTACTTATCTGCGACTACGATTTTCGCATTCTTGAGTTGGTCAAAGATTGCCTGACCTACATCCTCGCTCTCGGTCTCCCACGGGAACGGCAGGAGCTTCTCTGGGGAGCATACGGAGTCTTGTGCGAGGTGTGGGAGCATCGACATCCAAGTGAATAGGCGCTTGTACTCGAGCCCCTCCTGCTTACGCTTCTGTATGGCGTTCAGAATGGCGGGTATCTCCCACAGCTCCATTCTGTCCATAACGTACCCTGCATCAATACCTCCGTCCACGATTATCATATTGGCGATAGTCGTGAAGTCGGGTCCGTCATCTTCGTCGTCACTGGGCTCACCACCGCCTGCGTCATCCGAGATTGATGCCGTGATAGGAGTAAGCTCCTCAAGAGTGCGCTCCAGTCGCCCATATAGATGCGACGATACCTCTACGCTATCCAAGACAGACACCCACGCATCGAAAGGCATCTTGCTACCGCCCTCTTCGCACCTCTGCAAGCAGTAGATGAGAAGGGGTATCTGCTCACCATCTTGGATATTCAGTGTAGAGAAACTCCGCGCGGAGAGCTTCTCGAAAAGAAGTACCGCGCGGAGTGTCAGTGGGAATGGCACGCTGTCCATTAGAGCGTAATCCCTGCGGCGGTAATCGCTTCGGTGCTGCCGATTTCCTTATCCGCCTTGTCCTTGAGAGGACCAGAGCCGTTCAGCGTGCAGGTGAAGGTTTCGTACTCCCCGCCAGTACTATTCTTGCTAAGGTCGGAGATAGTGACCATACCCTTACGAAGAACTGCACCCTTGGTTACAGTGCGAAGTCCTGCCGCATCCTCTGCGATAGTCACCTCGCAAATCTCGAATGTGACAGCCTTACCCGATGCGGCAAGGTTTTCAAGAGCGTTGTAGGACAGATGCCCAGCGGAGTTCGATACGTACGCTTCGATAGAGGCGGACCATTCATTTCGGCCTCCGAGCTTATCAGGACTCTTGCCCGACATCTTACTGGAGATTTCGATAGTCTGCGGTGCGAACTTGAAATCATCCTTCTTTACATAGGGAACGAACAGACCAGCAATGAACATGCTGGTCGACTCGCCTCTGACGAGGTCCACGTTCTTATTGTATTTGGGGTTGGGAGGTGTTTGAGTTGCCATAAGAACTGCTATTTAGTTATTGGTTTTGGTTATGATATTTCGAACGTAAGTGACTGGAAGAACTTACCATCAGAGTGGCCCTCTTCGGACTCGTCGAGCGTGGCACGTGTTTCGCACCATCCCATTGTCTTCCCGACCTCATCATTGCGCCCTCCATCGAGGACAGCATCCACCAGCTTCACCAGCTCAATAGATCTGTCGTAACCATCGGAGAAGCATAGCACGGTTACATAAGCCTCGCTGTGCGTGTCGCCTGACTTGTCGCGGTCACGACCGTAGGCGCTGCGATATACGATTATGTAGTCGCCAGCGGTTTCTTCTGGAGCTATCACTGGGAAGATTTTATCCCCTACAAGCTCCTGCAACTCCTCACACGCAAGGAGTTTGCTACGCACCCACTGGGCGGTGTGCCATTTTCTGTTGTTGTCGAGATAGATACTCATACGTTGGTTAAGACTTTCGTGACTCCTGCAAGGAGTATTCGCTGTGCGCGTGGCGTGCTTCTCTGCTTCGCGTGCGTCCAAAAGAGGGTGGGCAGCACCCTGCCTCTGAACTTACCGCTTCGGGTGTATCTGTCAGCCGTACCCTTGTCAATTAGGTGGGCGTGGTTCGCTGCCTGCGACTCCTGACCCATCGCCGTCGCTCCATTGACATAGAGGAAACCTACCGACACAGACACCCGTCCGCCTCTCCCTCTGCGTGGCATACGCCTACGAAGTCCTCGGATAAGGTTGCCTCTGGGCACGTGCCCATTCCTATTCGGCTGCTTGTACAGAGGGGGCAGGGTCGTGCGAACATCCTGCTGGTACACCTCCGCAGCACGGAAGAATGGTTCACGCAGACTCTCTGGGCTTGGAGCTTCCTTGAGCCTTCCGATAAAGGCCTCGACCTCGGGGAATCCGTTGAGAGAAACTACATCAGGCATACTCTATTCGTCTACAAAGCGAGCTGTGACCTGCACCGTTCTGTCAAGCATAGGCTGGAGCAGTACGATGCGATAGAGTGCGCCATTGAAGCGAAGCCACCCAGCGGTAGATAGACGCTTATCAGCACGAACAACGAACACCACAGCCGAGGTATCGACAACCTCACGGGCCTGCAAGCCGTCTTTATCGTAGGTCGGGCGAAGCGTTCGGAGGTAGGCACGAGAGCGAAAGCTCTCTACCAGTTCCTCCTTTACCGCACCCGACACACTCTGCGTCTTTACAGCTTTGAGGAACACCAGTCGGTGTGTGAATGCTCCTGCGTTCATCGCTCTAATCGGTATCTGCCTATGAGTGAGCCAAGCGAAAAAGCAAGCTCCGTCACTCGCCCGACACGATACCCCTCTCGATCAGCGTAGAAGCGTGCGACTATCATTCGGAGAGCGTGCCGAAGTGCTGGAGGCAAGTCGCCAGAGGCCAGCTCCACCTCGACCAGCGGACGGCAGAGAAGCCCAGAGAGATAGTCCTCGGCAGTATCAATAAGCTCGATAATGAAGTCGTCATCCTCTTCGTGGTCTACGTTCAGATGCTTCTTTGCTTCCTCGAGAGAGATATATGTGGGCATAGCTATTACTTACGCTTCAAGCAGGCGAATGCTTCTGCACGGAGGACCGTGAGAGAGTAGTCACCATTGAGAGTGAAGTCGATGCGGTCCGTGATACCGTTGTACTGGGCATAGAGGCGATCGCCATTGCCGTGGTGAGCAAGGACAGCATAGGACAGTACACCGAAGAGAATAGCATCCTCGGGCATGAACGTAGTAGACACTACGGGGTAGCCGTTCATATGCCCATTCTCAAGGATCATCTGGGGATTACCCTTTTCTACTGGCGTAGACTTGAGCAGGCAGTAGGTCTTGGGATGCACGAAGTAAGCGGCACTGCCGTCTACCTTGACATTCTTGCCGAGAACCTCTGCCTCGAGAGTTACTACGTCCTTAATGGTGGGTGCTGTCGTGCTGTTCCACGCACCAGTGATAGGTGTGCCGTACGGAGTAGCGAGGATACTCCCTATACCATTGTTGGGAGCAACTGGCGCAGTCTTAGCGAACAGAGCCGTGTTGATAGCCGTACCGACAGCCTGCCCAAGTCGCTCGAGTGTGATAGCTCGGAGGTTGAGGTTGGTTGCCGTGATGGCCTGCGAAGTTACGGGCACATACACACCGACACGCTCGGGCTTAGCGGAAATCTTGTCGAGGCTGAGACTCTGGTCGGTAAGAGCGACATTCTCCCCTGCGATGGTAGCCGTAACGCCTGCAAGCACTGGCCATACGGGCTGGCCTACGACACCCGACTGCATTTTGAGACCTACCTTGGTATGGATAAGCTCTGCCTCGAGTGGCTGTACGACATCTTGGATAACCGTAGGCTGTGCATTCGCTACGTTCGTGGTCATCGTAGCGGCACGCTCCTCGATAGTTACAGCCTGATGCGAGTTCACTGCGCGGGTGGCTGCATCAAGGAAGCGCTTAGCGGCTTCCACCTGCTCGCCAGCAGTGTCGGGCTCGAGTGCCTTGGAAGCGGCTGCGTTGATGCTTCGCTCCTGCAGGTCTTCACTAACTCGGACAAGCTCGCGCTCTTCATCTTCGGTCAGCGCACCAGCGTGGCGCTTACCCTGCAGCTCCTTGAATCGCACGTGCAATTCGTGCAGCTGTTCTTGTTCCTTTGTCATAGTTAATTGGTTAAAGGGTTAAAGGTTGGACTTAGTTATGTCAGCCCAGCGAAGAGCGCGCTCAGCCAATGGCGTACGAGCAACTGGCTCGGGAGCTTCCTCGGGGGTCGTTTCTTCTTGGACAGGTTCGGTAGTAGGCTCTTCGGTTGGCTCGGGTAATCCTCGCTCCTCATCGAGAGCCCGCTTTGAGCGTTCAGCGGATGCAGTGGTTGCTGGATAGGCTGGAGTACTCACAACCGATACATCCCCGAGATACGAGAAGTGGTCAATGTGACGAATATACGTCCCGTCCTCCTTTTTCTCCCAGCGTGTGTCTCCTTTATTGACACCGAAAAGGAATGAGGAGGAGCGCAGGTCTCCTCTGCGAAGGAGCTCCAGCGTATCGTTGCCTAACTGCGTGTTTGGAGCGTCAAATCGGTAGAGAAGCCCGCTGTCCGTGATGGTCAGCTGTAGGCTTCCTTCTCCGTTCGTGCTTCTCGCAAGGAGCTTCGTGCGGTCGTGCTCGTAGAGAGCAAGGACATCGGAAGAGCGAAGCAACTCCTCAGTCACTGCGCCCTTATGCACAACCTCTCGGAATGCACGCCCATCAAGGAAGTCATACAAGACCTCACTCTCTTCTTCGTACACGATGGCAAGCCCCTCAATCGTGCGGCTTTCCTCACTTTGTAGTGATGGAGCAGATAGCTCGCTGGGGCTACTTCTAAGCTCGAGTATTTTGGTTTCGCTCATATCTATCTTGGGCTTTATATAACGTAGTTATAAGGCGTATTTTGACACCACTTTTCGCTATTCCCCTGCGCTTTTGGTGGGTTCTCCATCTGGGTGCAACTCCTCAATACTCGGGCGAGAGGAGACAAGAGCCACGTTACACGTGATAAACAGCTGGTCACCACCCTCAATAGGCTCTCTATTCTCGAATATGCGCCCCTCATTGGGAGTCATCACACCAGCCTCCACGCTACTCTTCACGTACTCTGCACGGGTGCGCAGGTCGGTAGCGAATAGTCGGGAGAGATCAAAGCGGATGCGCTCGGATGCTCGCCTTGATCTTGGAAGGAGCTTCACAGAGAACTCTTGTTGAATTTGCATGATAAGGGGCTGGAGCGTCTGGTTTAGGAAGTTAATCTGCGAGTTCTCCGCCTCCTTGTAGTTGGTACTTTGGTCTGCGAACACCATATAGGGATGCACCCCGAAGAAGCGACATATATCCAGAACGGAGTACTTGCGCACCTCAAGTAGCTCTGCATCGGCATTGCTAATAGAGGAGTCTATGAATTGCATAGACCCCGACAAGCGGACAATTCTGCGCCCCTGTGCAATCTCGTTATTCACTCGATCTACCACTTTATCCGCCACATCAGAGTCAAGTGCGCCAATCCCTTGCAGTTCATTTCCACCCACGAGGAAACCGCTCTTTTGGTTGCCTGACAGCAGTCCTTCATTCGTCTGTTTATCTGCATTGGCGCTAAGTGACATAGAACTCGAAGCGTACGTAATGGTGGAAACGCCAGTATAGCCACCATCGAGACTGTTGTTCTTTAGGTGGATAATCTCGTCAGCAGTGAACACACCGTTGATATTCCACACATCGTCCGAGACGCTGTAGGTATTGCTATGCTTGTCGTAAAACACTGCGACATCCCCAAGCAGGATAATATCCAGCAACTCGCCTTGAGTGGAATATCGAGGGTAGATATAAGCATTCCCCGAGAGGAGCAATCGAGCAACTATATTCTTGAGCAGAACGAAGAAGTTCTGCCTGCTATTCGCCTGTCCCGCAAAGAGGGTATTTAGCTGCGTGTTCCCAGCATACTGGAAGATACTCCCCGAGCGCTTTAGGTGCTGGAGCTCGAGCGATGCGATAGTCCCAGAGAGAATATCCACACATCGGTACACGCTTGCAATGGTCATTGCTATGTCCGGGGTAGACACTGACGCTCCGTTGAATCGATTTACGAACTCCTGCACGCTTCCGCCAGATGCGCACTTATCGCCACCAGCGTAGTACGACCGCTTGAAGAAGCGAGTGAAGAATTGAGAAATGGTCATTTTATACGATAGTTTTGAAGTGGTTGAACAGCCAAAAGCCCATCAAGCAGGTGATAGCCCCGTCAATCTTGTCCGAAGCCACAGCCTTGACGGGCTTGCGGTTTTCGAGTCGGTCCTCGTCTATCACAGCGTTGCCAAAGCAGTATGCCGTGATAGGATTAGGGTCAAACGTGATGCTATCCTGCGACAGAGCCAGCTCAAACGACATCACAGCCGTGTTAAACGAGCCGTTGGTCTGCGGTATAGCCTCCAAATACGACTTACCCACCTGCGGTGTAGACCGCAAGAGGTTGGTGAACTCGAGAGCCTTGTAGGGGTCGTAGCCTATTTTGAGGGTAGATAGAGGTTGTCGGAGTATGGTCTCCACGATGAGAGAGTAGTCGATGCTGTCGCCCTTACAGAGCGTCAGGTAGCCGTCATCTGCCCAGCGCTTGTAAAGCTCTCGGTTTACATGCGCGGCAAGCATCCCCTCTGGGAAGAAGTAATGTGTGATAGCGTGGAACGGACAGACCTTGGTGCGCCCCTCGGGAACACGACTGGGCGTGTAGACAAGGAACGTAAGCGCACTAAAGTCGTCACGAACGGACAAGTCCACAGCACACATAGCACGCATCTTGCGAAGCGACTCCATGGGCACGTGCATAAACGCCTTCTCAATCGTCTCACGAGGTATCCACATCTCGCGCTCGTCTCGGGCGAATATATTGAGGAGCTTGTTGCGGAACGCCTTCATATCACCTGCCGTGAGCTGAGCCTTCTTGTACTCTGCTTCGTAGTACTCGGGGCGCACCGTTACTCCCAAGTGTGGTTGCACTTTGTGCCACGTATTGGGGTCTCCCTCCTCGTCATCTACGTCTGGCTCAAAAATGTGTGCGAAGATGCTATCGTTCTCCACCTCGCCTCGGAGGATAGACTTGTAGGCATCCAACATCTCCGTAAATGGCGTGTCGAGCTTGTCGCTTGCGGTAGTGATTACCACCGTGAGGGGATTCTTTCTCGCCCCCATAGAGGAGGTCAGAACGCTCTTTAGTGCATCATTGTCCGCCTGAGCGTACTCATCGATAATCACAAGTGAGGCGTTGAGACCATCCAAGCGGTCAGCCGCGGACGACAGACAGCGAGCGATAGACATCTTCCCTGGGATGCGATTGTACACCTGCTCTCTGTTGATTTTGAAGCGTCGCAGGGCTGGATCAAGGGAGCGGAGTATCTTAGAGATCACATCGAAGCACACCCTCGACTGCTGGTAGCTATTACTACCAACATAGCTCTCTGCGTTAGCATCACCATAGAGGAGGTCATACACTGAGAGTGTAGCAATAGAAGTAGTCTTGCTGAACTTACGAGGAACGAATAGGAGGACATCGCGAACGAGCCTTCTCTCCCCATCATCGTGGTAAAACCAAAAGATATTAGTGAACTGAAATACCTGCACTGGGGTGAGAGCGAAGAACACCATACCCTCGGCAGACGGGAGGCGTATATTTTCGTAGAACGTGATGAAGTGACGCACCTTCTCGTCTCGAAGTACATACTTGTCCACCTTGTGCAGGAAGCGCTCAATAGACAGAAGCTCATACACGTTGTGCAGGCTTGGATGCTTGATGCACTCGCGTATATACGACGATAGACGCTTGTCGAGCTTGTTGAAGCGCGGGTATGGTATCTTAGCGCTTCGCAGACGATCTACGACTCCGCTTTTCAGTGCTGTCGCTTCGCTTTGACTTAGTTGTTTCGTCATATATCTGCTGGAGTATGTGGTTGAGCTTGTCTACCTCGTCCCCGCTCGTGAACTTCGCTGTGCGTACGGTCATCTGAAGCTCGGACAGCTGTGCGCGGAGTTCCTTAGACGCTTCAATAAAGATGGACCAGGCAGGATTAGCTCGCTTGCGTGAATCGCCCTCTCGGCTGATTTCCTCTACGACTATGCCGTCATCCATAAGCACCGCATAAGACTCCCTGCACACACCAGCCATCTGCGCTGTGGCCGATATTAGCGGCTCAAACGCTGGAGAGTATGCGCCGAGGGCCTTTAGTCCATCTCTTAGAAAGCTTGCGGTTTCTTCTTGCGTCATTTTGTAGAGGGCACTACATAAACCCAGCGAAACATCACATTTTGACACCACTTTGCCCCCCAAATCTTTTTAACCCACGCCACAACCCCCACAGCACTTTGAGAACTCGCGCAAAGAAAAGGGAGCGAGGGGTGGTATGCAGGGGGTCTCCCCTCCCCTTAAAATCGCCTCCCCCTATCCTCGTGATATTGATTTTTCGGGCAGCCAAAAAAAATGCGAGGAGGGCGGGAAAATGTGTCTAAAATGTTGGAAAATAGCGTTTTAGATTTGGTGGTTTCGATTTTTTGCACTACATTTGTAGTACAAAATGAGAGGGAAACGCCCCTACCATTTTGAACGGGAACGAACGCAAAAAGCCCCGCGCTCGTTTCACAACGGACGACGGGGCTACCATTTTTTTTTAATATCACTGCAAAGGTATGAAAACTATTCAGACCAACCAAAAGGCATACACAACGACGTATGCAGTAGCTGCCAGCTGGGCAGGGTGCACTACTATCCTATGCAACGAAATAGCCTACCTCGATGAGGAGCTAATGTACTACGATACGATCGGATACGATTGTGACGAAGAGACAGAAGAGTACCCAGAAATCTACCAATACTACTTAACTAACTGTAGTAAGGACCTGTGCGAGTTCTTAAACGAGCACTTTGGGCTCATGTTCGCCTATAGCGAAAAGCTAGAGTTGTGGGTACTCCTCGTCGACCACTGTGGCACGGGCTGGAACTGTGTAGAAATAGATACAGACCTACCAGCAGCAGCCGCACCACTCGGCACGATCAGAATCAACTAACCGCAAAAAGATACCAGACAATGGAAACGAAGAAGACTATAACGCTATTAGGCAAAGAGCTGACTATATCGCAGAG